TTGAGTATAATGTAGCCATAGTTTTATTCTCCTATTGTTAGATTATTCATCACAAGCTATTTGAACAACTTTTTCTTCTTCCATTCTAGTTGCACCAAGACTCATGCAGTAATAAACTTGAGTGCTGTAAGATTTATCAGCTCTCTCATCTATTCTTGCCATAACATCTTTGCCAATAGCTAATTTAATAGCATCTTGAGTAAATGCATAAGCTAGTCTGTCATCTGTGTTAGTTGCATCAAATGCCAATCTATTGCTAACAATAAATTTAAAACCTAAGAAAGAGTCCACTTGACCCTGTGCTAGAGCTTTAACTGTATTGAAATCACTAGAAGTAACTTGGGTTGTTCCTAATAGATCAGAGATTTGTTTTGGTCCACATACAATGTATCTTTGTATAGATGGATCAACATCTGCTAAGTCTAATAGTTTTTTTGCTTCCAAAATTTTTGCTATAGTTAATCCATCTGTTTGTGATGCACTAAATGGCTTTTGAGACGCTGGTAACACAACAGAAGTAGATCCTGTTTCACCAGTAAAACTTGTTCCGCCTAAAGCTGTAATGATCACATCATCCATAGCTCTTCCCATAGCTGCTGCTGCAGCTTTTGCATAAGAAGAAGTAGGATCGATTAACATTCTTACTTTGTCAGCATTATCGATTAAATCAGCCCACTCATAATCCGCAATAGATACACGTCTCCTTGAATGAGGCAAATCGATTTGTGGTGTGTCCGCGTGTCGAGATACTCTTAATTGAGCAGTAGCTTTACCTACTTGATCAAAAAATGCGTTCTTCCCAACAATAGTTTCAACATCCACCGCTTCACGCAATACTGATCCCATTTGTTGGGACAGCATTTGTACGTTTGAACTATACTGCTGTACAAAAGCAGTAGTTATTTGATTTGACATATTGTCATCTCCATTTGTTAGTTTGGTTAAAAATAAACGAATGGATTTTCCACAATGTGGATCTATTCTAGAATTTTACATCTTCATCGATGTTTGTCTTTTCCAAATGCCAATAGGGTCTAAAAGATTATCCTAGTGATTTGTTATTTATATCAAACAATTGTTTTCGTAAAGCGAAAACCTCTTGTACAGCTTTATCATGGTTAGGATGATTTTTAGTCCAATAAGCAGAATTTGGCACTTTAGCTTCTAGTTTAGCTATTTCAGTTTCTAATTCAGCAGGGGTTAAATAATTTGGACCAGATTGAGCTATAAAACTATCTTCACCAAGCATATCAGCTAAATTAGAAAATGCTTTAATAACTTGAGGATGATCACCTAATCTAATACCATTTTCTAAAGTCATACCTAAGATCTCTTCACCAATATGTTGTCTAGCAAGTTGAGATGCTTTTGACATTTTTTGATCATAAGCTCTTCCATATTCTTTTCGTAATTGTTGTTCACTATTAATACGAGCAGTTTCAGAAGAAACTTCTAAATTTGATAAATGATCTTGTAAAAGATTATGATAAAATTTAATTACACCCTCTGCTTGTTGAGGTAACAAGCCAAGTTTATGAGCTTGTTCTGAAAAAATTTTTAGAGCATTTTCATCAATAGATGAATTTTCATCAATGTCGTAAGTATAATCTTCTGCTGATTTTGGTCTGCCAAGTTTATCAAAAACTACATTCCAATCTTCTTCAGTCGCATGTTTATTAGGTAGTGGAATTTTTTCTACACCAACTAATTTTTGTGCATGAATATAACTTTTAGCTAAACTATTAACATCTTTTATAGGAGCTAAAGATTTATCTCCTCTAATATCTTCTGCTAAACTAGCTTTCCAATCTGCTGCAGCTTGTTCAACTACACTTTGAACATTATTATTTACTGGAGAAGTCTTTGAACTTCCAGATGGTTGAACTGTTTGTTCTACCACTACCTGTTGATCACTCATTATTTCCTCCATCTTTTTTGTTGATCATTGATTTAATAAATAGAAAGACAGATCTCTGTCCCTCTAAATATGCGCTTTCATAACTATCTCCTTTAACATAAGTAGTTATGTTAGCATTGCACCTTCGTTCTAGATCTTCAAAAACTTTTTCTCCATTTTCAGATCCAAAACAAATCTTATAATTCGTAACTAAACTTTTAATATCTTTATTCACCTATAACTTTTAATGCAGGAGCTGCTTTACTAGCTGTTTCAGCGGCTTGCAATTCTTGTTGCATCTGCATTTGTTGTTTCTGCATTTGTTCTCTTTGTAAACGAATTTGTTGCACTTGTGTATCTGATTTCATTACTTTAGCAGGTATTCCTAAAATATCCTGTATATATTTTACTAAGCCATTTACGTCTATATGATCAAATACAGGAGCTATATTTTGTAAAGAACCAAATATTTCAATGCCTCTCATAATTGAAGATAATTCTGATGTTTTTTGAGCTTTTGCTAAAGGAGATACATATTCTATTTCTATATCTTGATCTCCTAAGAAATCAGGAGCTTCTGGAAATTTTTTATTTCTAAGTAAAATATTAAAACATCTTGTAATTAATGGCTGTAGTAATTCTGATTGTAATCTACCTAATACTGGTCCAAGCAATCTCATTTTTTCTTCTGTTCTTTGTAAGACTTCTGTTGCTGTCATTTGCGGACCAGATTGCATCATTAATTGATCTACAAAAAAATTTTCTCTAATTGCCTTACGTCTCTGTTCTTCCATATTTAATCCTAAAGGATTGTTGGCAGCAATGTTCATTGGTTCAATTTTATCTCTAGTACCTGCTCTATAATAATTTAATCCCCCTGGTATGGTTCTTATTGGTAAAAGAAAACCATCATCAGGAACAAGTAAAGGTGGATCTATTTGTTTTTGTGCAGCTCTAATTATTGTTTTAGACATTGTGTTTAACATCTTAACATCTGCTAAAGCATTCATCGCAGGCGATCTTCCATAAATTTCATTTGATGCTTTTAAATATCTAGGCACAACATAAGGAAATTCTTCATAACCACCTTCTTTTAAAATAGCTCCACTATCTGGATCTACATAAACTGAATAATACGATTTACCTTTATTACCTTTTGCAATTCTAAATTCTTCATTTGGCATTACTAAATGTAATATTGGAATTTCTTCGTATGGATGTGATTTAGCTTTATCATTTATATTTTTAGATAAATTTTTTTCTCCGAATTTTAATAATGCTGTTCTGGCAGGTAGATAAAATTTTCTAAGTAAACTATCTACCATGCCTCTTTCATCTTCGGTAATAAAAATTTCTGAAATATAAATTGTTCTAAATCTTATATCGTCATTTATATCTTCTTCCACCAACATGGCTGCCGTGCCAAAAGAAATTAAATCATGATATAATTCAAAAATTTCTTGTTGAAAATTTGATGAGGAAAAAACTTTATACATAATATCAGTACAAGACTCTAACCACTCTTTTGCTTCATCGTCTTTATCAAGATCATTATTTCTGTATCTTAAATAAAAAAAAGGAGATGAAACATTTGTTAACATTCCATGTAATGATGCTGATAATAATTCTAGCGCATGAATAGCAGTACCATCAAAAATTAATTCGTGTCGCTTATCACCTTTAGATCTTCTTTTTGTGATATCTGCTTTTCTAGGCATCATGTAATCTGCAACTTCTTGCCAATGCTCTTCCCATGTCTGACGTTGAGTATTTAAGTTTTGGTATCTATCTAATACCAATTTTGCTTTTGGATTTATTGCCATGCTATTCGCCTAATAAGGTTTTTGTTGCAAGGGTAGCTTGACCACCTACTCCATAAGGTGATGTAAGTATTGTTGCTGATCTACCTTTTCTTTTTGTTTTTATTAATTTTGTTGCTTCTCCTAATTCTATTTCAGCTTGAGTGGGAGAAGAAAGTGGTTGCGGTTTTGGAGCTTGAACTTGCGGTGCTACTGCAGCAGGAACATCTGACGGCTGTCCTGTTACAACAGATTTTACTAAATTAACGACTGGTTTAACTCCTCCCATATTATTCTCCTAATAATGTTTTTTTCTGTAAAGTTTCTTGTTGTGTTAATCCTTCTGGTCCAGTTAATATTGTGGCAGATCTTCCTTTACGTTTACGTCTAATTTCAGCTTGCTCAGCTGCAACTCTTGCTTTCCTATCCTCATCATCAAAAGCTGGAGGTGCAGGCGGTGGCGGTGGTGGTGGGGGTGGCGCTGGCATTTTAGGCATTAGAAATCCCATGATACTATCTTATAAAAAAATTAAAGTTTGATAACATCATAAAGCCATATTATATTATCTATTAATCGTAAATACCTTATTTAGAAAAGATCTTATATTCCGAGTCTGTAGCTCTAGGCATAGATACGTTTTTAATTAGCACATCATTTACTGACAATGCTAAATATCTAAAAGCATCTGCAGCATGTGATGACCAAGCATGTACAGGTTTACTATGAAATATCTTCATCTTTTCATTATATTTTCTATGATAGTGTCTTAATGCATCAACTAAATGTTTACAGTTATCCATATCAATCCAGCATCTTGGTAAAATCATTTTAGCTGAATGTATTCCATCTTCTAAAGGAAGTTTTGGTAAAATTTTAAAATTTATACCAAGTTGATAAGCAACATCTCTTCTAGTCTTGCCAGTAGAAAATTCAGTAACTTCTATGTCGTGCGGTGCAAAATGTGTTTTATAATAATAATCTTTTTTATTAATAATATCGCAATAATGAGGTAAACCTTCTTTGCTGTTTTCATAATAATCTATAATGTGAATTGCAGCTCCAACTTGCTGATAAAATATAATTGAGGTAGAGTCCCCAATTCCAATATCCCAAGCAGTATTTACTGGATAGGAAGGATTGTAAGGAACTCTAGTCAACTGTTTTTTATCTTCTAAATCTTTTATAATAGATCCAAAAATAGATCCTGATATGTTTGCGATCCAGGAGCATTCAAATTCTTGTTGATATTTTTCCTCACCCATCTGCTCTCTTGCAGCTTTTAATTCTGCCTGATCAACTATATTGGTTTTTGATGCAGGAGCTATGTAAGCAAACCAATCGTCATTAACTAACGCGTACTGATATAATTCATAAAATTGATTTGACATACCAGCAGGTGTTCCAATAAATACGCACCAACCTTTTCTATCAGATAAGCAGGGTCTAAGAACTTCGTTCCAAAGTGTGGGATCTATTTGTGCCATCTCATCACAACAAGCTCCATCTAAAAATATACCTCTAATACTGTCTGGTGTTTCAGAGGATAATAGTGTTATTCTTGCACCATTAGGTAAGTCGCATCGTAATTCTGTCTCATGAAATTTAACTCCTGGTATTACTCCTGCATATTGTTTTAAATAATCCCAAGCAATGTTTTTAGCTTGTCGGTACGTTGGAGCTATATAGGCATATCTTGGATTTTTATTTTTGTTTAGCATTGCCTCAATAAGTAAATGATTAATTAACATTACTGATTTGCCAAATCTTCTATGACAAGCAAGAACGCAAAATCTATGCTGCCTTAATTTTTTATGTAGCTCTTCTTGTTGTGGTCTAGGTTCATAGGGTATGTCGATAATCATTAGTGTATTTTTGGCATATCAGAAATATCATCTATTTTATGATAATCAATTCCCATCTTTTTTAGAATTTTTTCTGCAAATTTATCCATGTGTTCATTATTCTCAAAACCATTAAAATGTATTACCAAAGAACCATTTGCTTCATTCACAAACAACAAAGCTGTAATTAATGCATCTTCATTTTTTGACATAGGCAATGTGTGGCTGTGTGTATGAAATTCCCAATATAGATATATATAATTTTGGCGCGTGGTTTTGTGGGTACACCCCCCCTTTTGTTCTTGGTTTGTTCGCCAGCAATCTAATAAAACAACCTATAATATATTTCCGATAATTAATCGTTATCGGAAATGAACTCCATGACGCGCGCGCAAGGCATGTTGTCAGCGCGTACATTAACCAACTATTCATGTCTTTTGTCATCAACATCTATTGTTTTTTTTACTTGTCCACCCCAACGTATTGTTATCACATTGTCTTGTTTTATCTCTTGTTTTGATTTCTCACCGAATATGTCTGATATCAATTTACTTACCATCCATCGTACATGTGTTAGTTTTTCTCGCCAATACATCATCTCTTGATTACTTTTTGGATTAGCTAATTCTTCGTTAATCTCATCCAGTAGTGTGAATGCTCCGATCCTGCGAGCTTTCATAATTTGATTGTAAACTTTATCATCA